TGGCCTGAGGTTGGGTTATATTAATATCGAAGATGCTTTAATAGAAGCTGGATCCCACTTATCTACTCCATTAGTACCGGCTGATATTACAGATTTAAAGGTTAGTATTACTTACGTTTCTCATAGAGGTCTACAACCCGTGTCTGCCAACAATGGTGCTATTTTTCAACTGAGAACTTCTGTGTGGAACGGCTTCGGAATTAACAGTAATGTTGTTTCCGGGTTTGGCACCTCGGTGGTTATTGCCGGCGGCTTTGCTAGTGGTTCGCAATACTTGAATGCTTTGACGCTTAATGGCGCGGCCCACTCTCAAACTAGTAGCCCACCTGGCGCTTTCACTCAACTCAACCAGATGGTTTCAGGTACAAACTCGCCTTTCTCATTTGCTGGAAAAGGTGTGATTTTTGATTACGATCATGGCGGTTCTATTGGAGTTAAGAAAACCATTAAAATTTCATTTGAATTTCCCAACGGACACTCAACAGCTGGTGGTCGCGATGGACTTTCGTCCGGCATCCTAGCAGAAATTGCATTAACAATGCAGCATTCCGGAATACCAGAACATATAACAGGCGCATATAGATTAAGAAGTATTTTAGAATTTGTTGAGTGTGATGGTATAAATAGTAGTGAACCGGTACATGATATGCAGCAAACACTAATAAGTGATTTGGATCATATAATTATTAATGACAAAAAAGACGCTTTAATTTAAACAGGAACTTGATATGGCATCAATAGCATTAGAAAATCTAAAAAAAGAGATAATTGATCCTCTTTTAAATCAAATTAATACAGGCGCAAACCCACCATTTTATGTAGGTTTATCAAGATCCGAACCTTGGGTAGGAACAGATTCAGCTCCCAATGCTGTTGCAACAGTGAAAGAAGAAAATGATTTTAGAAAATCATTACAAGCTATTGCAAGAGTAAATTCGGCATCACATGTTGTGCCTAGAAGAAACTGGACTACAGGCACTGTTTATGAACAGTATGATGATACGAAAACATTAGAAAGTTATACAGACGCTAATCCTTTTTATGTAATAACATTAAATCATAGTGTTTATATGTGTTTGAGAACGGCAAGATCGGTTGCTGGTGTAAAAACAGCTTCTACAATAGAACCGACAAGCTCAAATAATCATGCATTTGAAACTTCAGACGGATATGTCTGGAAATTCTTATATACATTATCGGCGCTTGACGCAAATTATTATTTGACGAAAAACTTTATGCCTGTTAAATATCAAGTATCCACAGATTCCAATTCTACTGGCATAGAGTTAAAACAATATGAAATACAAAATGTTGCTAGAAAAAATCATTTAGTATCATTTGTTGTAGATAGTGGTGGTTTATTATTTACAGATAGTTGTAAAATTGCAATAAATGGCGCAGTTTATCATAGTGCCACAGTTACAACTAATTCCGGAGTAATTACTAAAGTACAATATAATACAGATTCGAGTACAATTCATTCGCAACAAGACCTTAGAGGCGCAATTCTCACTACAGTGCATAGTTCTGGATCTGGAGCACTTATACGACCCGTAATGTCATCTGCTAAAGGTATAGGTGCGAATGCTATTGAAGATTTAAAATCTCAGCACATGATGTTAAATGTGAAAATACCGGGAACAACATCAGATTTTGTTGTGAGTGATGATTTTAGACAAATTGGATTACTTGCAGATATGAAAGATTCCTCGGGAACAACAGGTAAAACCTTTACAGATAATACTGGCCAAGCATTACATTTCATGAAAACATCATCACAATCTCAAGTATTTACAAAAGGTGGTACAAACTTAGTTGTAGGAGATTCTAGTGGTGCAAAAGCTTGGATCGATAATTTGGAAGGTACTACAAAAATATATTATCATCAAAATGATTCAACTGGATATATAAATTTTAATAACGGTGAACCAATATCAGAAGAAGGTGGAACTGGTGCTGGATTTATATCAACGGATAATAACAGTGAAAGAATGAAACCTGAAGTTGATCCCTATAGTGGAAATGTTTTATATATTGATAATAGAGCACCAATTATAAGAGTTACCAATCAAACTGAAGATATTAAAGTTGTCATTAGACTCGATAGATGTACATAAGGAACTAAATAGATGGTAAAGACATACACCACCAACACATTTGCAAGTGACTATAAAGACGATTATGATGAAGATAAGGGTTTTCATAAAGTTCTTTTTAATAGTAAAAAAGCATTGCAGGCCCGCGAGCTTACCCAGATGCAAACCATCATTCAAGAGGGTATTACTCGATTTGGTAAAAACATCTTTAAAGATGGTGCTCCTTTATCTGGCGCCACAATAAAAATTGACAACAAATATCGTTTTATTAAATTAGATACATCAGTAAATAGTTTACCTTCAGATACCACTACTTTACTCAATAAATCTTTTACTGGTCAAACTTCTGGAGTCACATTTAAGATAGTAGACCGTACTGAACATGTTTCAGCGGCAGAACCGGCAACTCTTTACGTTCAATATACCAGCACATCTACTGGGGTAGCATCAACAACAGCGGTAACAGTAACTCCAGGTGAAGAAATTTCCGAAGTTCAAGGTAACGTTAAACTAACAGTACAAACAACCAATACAGAGTCTAACCCAGCAGTTGGATTCGGTACTAAATTTTCAGCCGGAGATGCAGATTATTTCACAAACGGTCATTTTGTTCATGTACCATTTCAAGACTTAATTATTTCAAAATATAATACAAAAATTACCAAAACTATGGGATTTAAAGTAACAGAAGATATTGTTACTCCTACAGATGATAATACGCTATATGATAACCAATCAACAAATCCTAACTTAACTGCTCCGGGTGCCGATAGATATAGAATACGTCTTACACTAACCAGCGAAGATTTAATAAATAGTGCTACCGAGACATTTGTTTATGTGGCGCAAGTAACAGATTCTAAAATTACAGATCGTATTACTGGCGAACGAAATTATAATAAATTAAATGATATGTTAGCAAAAAGAACTGAAGAAGAATCTGGCAACTATACACTAAAACCATTTTATCTTAGATTTCATAAACATGATACCGAAACAAAACTTAAAGCAGAACTTAAACAATCTACAGCATATGTTTCTGGATATAGAATTACTAAAAACAAACCGACTTTTATGGATTTAAATAAATCTCGCACTACTGATGTTGTAGCAGGTGATAATACGTCTATAGGTTACGGTAATTATGTTTTGTTAACTAGTATGGTTGGTGCTCCTGATATTAATACATTATCAACACACAATTTGATGTCCCAAGAAAATGGCGCTGGTTCTGTTATAGGAACATGTAGAGTCAGAGCCGTAGAAAAAGTTGCAGCATCATCAAATCTATATATTGATGACGCTGCCGTATATAAAATGTACATTTTTGATGTCGTAATTACGTCTTCATCACCAACAAAAACATTTAGTCAGAATTGTAGAAGTATTAATCTAGGTTCAATGTATGGAAATATAGCTCAAGAGAATGGTGTAAGTGTAATACACGACACGCAATCAAAATGTTTGTTATTTCCTACAAATTATTCAAGACTTAAATTAGCAACTAGTATTGGAATAACGCAACAAAAGAGCTTCCAGACAGCTGGTGATGGTACTGCAAGCGCGTCTCTTACTACTGCAGGAGGTACTGTATTTACTGACAAAGATAATTGGATTATAGTGGTTGATAATGTTGTAGATACCAGTGCAACTACAGCATTATCAGGTTCTCCCACAGGTAGTGGTGTTAATATTAGTCTTTCTAGTTCACCTGGTGCAGATAAAACAATTGATGTTATCGCTCAAATACGAAAAACTTCTGCAACTGTCGTAACAAAGACTCTGGCCACAACCAAAGCAACATTTGCATACTCTGGTGGTAATATTGATTTGAATGAATTTCATATAACTAAAATAAATGAAATTAAATTAACAAATGCTACGGGTTCTGATACTAGTTCAGCTTTTGAATTAGATGATGGTTGTAGAGATGCTTTTTATGATATTGGTAGACTGATATTAAAACCAGGCAAAAAAGTTTCTGCATCAACGATTTATGTGGATTTTGAATATTTTACATTTACTTCAGGTGACATTATCACACCCCAATCTTATAGTGGTACTGGATATACTTATCTCAATACTCCAAACTATACTAAGGAAAATGGTAAAAGTGTAAGTTTAGCTAATTATTTAGATTTTAGACCTAAAAAAAGTACTTCTGGAGAATTTACTGGTAATGCAGTAGTAATTCAAATTCCTAAAAATACGATTAGTGTAACATCTGACAATGAGTACTACTTACCTAGAGCGGACAGACTTGTTCTAGACGAAGGAGGTACTTTTCAGTATATTGAAGGCATACCCGCATTTCAACCAATATATCCGAATGTTCCTGAAAAATCATTAGAATTATATAGAATAAAAGTAAACCCATATACTTTTAGTGAAAAAGATGTTGCATTTAATATAGTTGATAATAAACGATATACTATGAGAGATATTGGAAAAATAGAAAATAGAATATCCAGAGTAGAGGATGCAGTTTCACTATCATTACTTGAACTTGATACTAAAAGCATGACTGTATTGGATGCAAATGGTAATCCTAGAACTCGGAGTGGTTTTGTAGCAGATGATTTCAGAGATCAAACCTTTACTGACCGTACCAGTCCTGAATATAGGGCTTCAATAGATCCTGCATCAAGTCATGCAAGACCTGGATTTGCTTCTAATAAAATTGGTCTATATTATGATCCTAGTGAAGCGACTAATAACAATATCGTATTTAAGGGCGATATGATTCTTAAAAGTTATACAGATGTGGAATTTATTAAACAAGATTTATGTTCAAGTATTATAAATGTAAATCCATTTTTGAATATGAGCTATAATGGTGGTATAAAACTTACACCATCATCTGACGATTGGAAAGTAGTTAAAATAGGCGATGAACAGAATGTTTTACCAACGACAACCAAATTAAGAGATGCTGGTGCATTACTCTGGGATGAATGGGAATGGAACTGGGGAGGAGTAGATATTGACGATCTTCAGGTTGGTTCTTCTGACGAAATGCAGGGAGAAACTTATCGTGACAATGATTATAGTCAAGATATTTCTTGGATGGTTCGTAGTGGTTGGTTAAAAACTGATAAAAGAAAATATAAAAGAACCGAAAGTGGAGACAACTGGACAACAGGAACAGTAGTAAATAAGGTAGTATCATCAGAAGTAATTGAAGAAGTTATTGGAAATAAACATTTTCAATTTGCAACTATTCCCAAACAAAGGTCCAGATTAGTATATTTTGAAGCTCAAGGGCTTCAACCAAATACTCAAATGTTTGCTTTTTACGGCGGCATATCAGTCAAAGATTGGGTCAAACAAGAATCTGTTGTTGATGCAAATGATAGTAAGCAAATAGAATATGGTAATCTTCATGATGCCGCTCTTAAACATCCTAGTGATCCTTCAACACTCTTTACTGATGGTAACGGTAATCTTCAAGGATCATTCTTTATTCCTTCAGTAGAGGCAGATGTTGGAAGAGCAGAATTTAAATTCCCAACTGGCTCAACAGAATTTAAACTTATTGATGTTACGGTAGATGATGATACGAATGCCGTAAGTTTTGCTTCTGCAATATTTTCAACTGTAGGTGAGTTGGAAATAAGGAATGAAGATGTATCATCAACTCGGTATTTAGACGTTAGAGGAGAAATTACTAATGTATTTCACGGCGTTGATGTAACTGACCCTGGAACAACTGTAAGATGTTATACTGATCCATTAGCACAATCATTTCTCGTAAACAGTGAATTTGGAGAAGGTTTATTTGTAACGAAGGTAGATTTATTCTTTAAAACAAAAAGTGTTGATAAGTCTATTTTTGTTGAATTGAGACCCATGGTAAATGGATATCCTTCATCATATGAAGCTATTAATGGTTCAAGAAAAACTTTGGCAGCTTCTGCGGTAGCAACAAGTGATGATGCTACTTCTAAAACAACATTTGAATTTGATTATCCTATATATTTAAGACCTGGTAGAGAATATGCTATTATATGCCAAACAGACAATACAGACTATGAACTGTGGTGTTCAAAAGTCGGAGAATATAAATTAGGTTCTAGTCAAGCTAGGATTAATACACAACCTTTCTTAGGTTCACTATTTAAATCTCAAAATAGTATGACTTGGGAAGCTTCAACATGGGAAGATATGAAATTTACTTTACATAGAGCATCTTTTAGTACTGCCGCATCAACCGCAGTTTTACATAATACACTTCTTCCTCTCAAACTTTTAGATTTAGATCCCATCGTTTTATTTGAAAATCCAGAAGATCATACAAGTGTTAGAGTTAAACATCCTAATCACGGCTTTAGTAAGGGTGATTATGTTGCATTAACAGGAATTGTTGATGCAACATATGCAACTTTATTAAATGGTAGTAAACTTATTGATAGAGTAGATCATACTGGATATACATTCTTGAATTCTAGTATTAATGATCCAGGATTTGCATCTTTTCCAGCATCTCCTCAAGTATTTTCAATAGTGAATACTGGAGGTAGTGTTGTAAATGCATCAGACCAAATATCATTTAATCTTGTGAATCCAACTATAAGTCATTTGACTCCAGGAAAAACATCAGTCACAAGTAAAATGCAGTCTACATCGGGTCGATCTTATGCTGGAGAAGCTGTAGCTACTTATTCTCAACCATCATTGGCAGATGCTCCATATATTAGATTAGGAGCTAATAACTATTTTGAAACACCACAATTGATTGCTCAAGTGTCAAAAGAGTCTACTTTAAATAGAAGTTCTGCTATTGTTACTTCAACATTAACTAATGAAAATGAATATCTCTCACCAGTAATTGATCTAGAAAGAGCTTCTTTAACTTTGGTTGAAAATATTATTGATAATAGTGACTCAGATCAATCTACATTGACCAACAGAAGTTTAAATCAAAATGATACTGTTCCTACTTGGGAACCTGAAACTAGCACAATAGGTGGTTCTGCCGCTGCAAAACATATTACTAAATCTGTAGACCTTATTGAGCCTGCAAAAGGTCTAAAAGTTATTTTATCAGCACATAGACCTAATATGGCTTTTATAGATTTATACTATAAAGCAGTGTTAAGTGATGTAGATTATTCAACTGAAAACTGGACACTTTATGCACCAGATACTGAAATGCCTAGTGATGATGATCCAGGAGTATTCAGAGATTACATATATACTATTGGTGGAATTTCTGGATTTAGTGCTGAGAATCAAACCGC